GACTGGTACTGGTGGTGTTAGCTATCCTCAGAACCTTGGCTTCCACAAGAACGCTATCACCCTGGCAATGGCTCCATTAGATATGCCTGAAGATGGTGCCAGTTCAGCACGCGAAAGCTTCAAAGGTATCTCTATCCGTTCTGTTCGTCAGTACGATATTGTGAATGATAAAACGATTTTCCGTTTTGATATTCTTTATGGTATCAAGGCGCAAAACTCAGACTTTGCTGTTCGCTTAACTGGCTAGCAAAATCAGTTATACTTGAGGGGCTTCGGCCCCTTTTTTATTGTCTTAGAGTAATTGTGATGAATAAAGATTTTAAGCGCTGGGTTTATCATGCGACAAAAAGCCCAAAGATTGTAAACGATAGTGAGTTTGAGCGGTTGCAGGCTGAAGGCTGGGCAGATAGTCCCGCTGAGTTTATGGATTTAACCCTTGTTGGCTTAGACCTAGCAAAGATTGCTGCAGGCGACAAGCAAGAAATCGCCAAGGCTCAACAGGCAAAGGATGCGGTTGAAGGCGTTAAAAATGCTTTGAATGGCCAGCTAAACCTAAAACAAATGAGCAAGGCGGAAGTTAAAGACTACGCTGCAGATCATTTAGGCTTAGATATGAACAACAAGAAAACAAAGAATACAATGGTTAAAGAAATCAAAGCAGCTCAGGAGTAGGTATGGCAACGGCAGAGAGCTTTATAATTCGAGCATTTTCAAAGGCTGGCATTCTTACCGCTGAAACATCTTTGGAGGCTTCAGAGCTTCAGGCTGGGCTGGATCAAATAAATGATATGCTTGTATCGTGGGAATTCTCAGGCGTACAGCTTGGGTTTGAGCCTGTTGCCGATAAAGATGATGAGCTGAGAGTGCCTAGATTTGCACACGGCGCAATAAAATCCAATCTTGCAGTTCTCCTTGGCCCTGAATTTTCAAAGCCACCTAGCGCCATATTAATGGCAGAGGCTAAAGTTACATTTGATAACCTGCTGAATGCCATAATCAAGATTGGCCCTGTAGAGTTCCCTTCTACCTTGCCTCTTGGTGCTGGCAATGAGTGCGGCAATTACATTACAGATAGACGATTCTTTCCTGAGAATGATCAGGAGCACTTTTAATGCGCCAGCCTCTTGAGATAGCCAATGGATTCTATGTAAGTGATTCGCTTCCATTGTCTGCCCAGCGTTGCATTAACTGGATACCCGTTATCCCTCAGGCTGCAGCACTTAACGCCCGGGCATTGTTTGACGTTCCAGGATTAACGCTATTTTCATCTGTTACAGGCGTTAATCGTGGCGCTCAAGAAATGAAAGAGATTTCATACTTTGTTAATGGCAATACTCTTTACTCGGTTTCATCCGCAGGCGTTGCAACAGCTCACGGAACAATAGAGGGCTCGGGGCGTGTATCGTTAGCCAATAACGGGCAGTATCTTGTTGTGGTGGTGCCAGGCGGCAAGGGGTACGCATACAATAATGCAGATAACACCCTTACCCAGATAACGGATGTAGATTACCGAGCGTCTGATACAGTAGTTTATAAAGACGGTTACTTTGTATTTTCATCAAGTGACGGCACAGTATTCTTTAACTCAAACCTTAATAACCCTTTCCAGTTTGATGGCCTTGATATTGGTACGGCCGAGATTAACCCAGACAGAATTGTAGGGTTACACGTTAATCACAATGAATTGTTTGTGTGCGGATCTGAAACAATCGAGCTATTTCAAAACGTAGGTGGTGCAGGTTTTCCGTTCCAGCGCATACCGGGTGCCAACATTCAAAAAGGCGTGCACGCAAGATTTAGCCTGGTAGAGTTTGATAACACGTTTATGTTTATAGGTGGCGGGCTTAACGAGCGCCCAGCTATATGGAAAGTTGCAGGGTCATCATCCGTCAATAAGTTGTCAACCTCTGCCATCGATAACGCTATACAAGAATTCACGGCTGACGAGATAGCTAACGCCTTTGCATGGACATATTCCAGTGGCGGGAATTTCTTTGCCGGGTTTACATTTGAATCTACTCGCATACCTTGTAAGACCTTTGTTTATGATGCGACCACTTCAGCCCTGTCTGGGCAATCTACTTGGCACGAAAGGCAATCTGGTGTAACTGATAACAGTTGGCGCGTTAATTCGATTGTATCGGTATACGGCAAGCTTCTTGTTGGTGACGCACTAGGCGGCAATATTGGCTACATTGATAAGGATAATTTCACTGAGTATGGCGAAGTGATGGTTCAGGAGCGTTCTAGCCAGCCATTCTCTGCAGGTGGCTTGCCTGTATTTGCTGGTGAATTACAACTTACCATGGAGTCAGGTGTCGGCTTAACAATTGGTCAAGGCTCAGACCCTCAAATCAGAATGGACTACTCAGACGATGGCGGGCGCACATTCTCAAGTGAATTCTGGCGCTCATACGGCAAGATAGGCGAGTATAACTCTGTGCCAACATGGCGCAGGCAGGGGCGCATACCTAAACACCGCATACTAAGATTCAAAACCTCAGAGCCTGTTAAGAGTGTTATTATCAAGCTTGAAGGTGATGTTGATGTGGGGACTGAATAATGGCTGATTTAATACCACCACGCCGGAATGAATTTTTAACCAAAGACGGTGTGCCTACACAACGCTTTGCTGAGTACCTTGAGGCAATAGCAAGCAAGACAAACACCAATACATCTGCAGCAAGTGTAAATGCTGATGGATCGGCAGCCAGGGCGCAACTTCAAACCCTGCAGCTGCAAGTTGGTAGTGGTGACTTCTTAACATGGGATGAAGACGGGTTTACCTGGGATTCAGACAACTTCACATTTGATCAGGACGAAGCTTAATGCCTTATGATCCGTTAAACCTTGGTGCAGCAGCAAACGATAGAACTGGTGATCGCTGGAGAGCTGGCGGCCAAAAAATAAACACGATGTTTGCCGAGTTGTTCGGTGTTGTAGATTCAATCGGCCTTACGTTCATTGGCCAGGAATCAGACTTTCCGGTTCAGGACAGCTCAACAATCACTCTTGAGTCGCAACACGTTTACCTGGTAACTGCAGCAATCACGACCGCAAAAAAGTTTACTGTTGAAGACGGGGCTGTAATTACAGCGCTCAACATCCTGGGCCCTACCCTTAAATATTCTGGAACTGGGACAATGTTCACCGGTACAGATGCCACATTTACTATTCGGGAAATTCAAATAGACCACCCTAACGCCCAAGGATTCAGCTTTACAGATACTGTTGGCGGCAACTTCTTGTTTATTAATGAGAAAGTTAGAACCGTATCCGGCACCAAGTACGGCACCTTTGACAATATGCAGACCGTTCTTATAGAGGGCAGTTCAGCACTATCCATGGGCGATGGCATTTCGTTTGTCGGGGCCAGCTGGATAGTAATGTCTATTGATAAGTTTTTCATAGGCACAGCAAGTGCGGCGTTTATAGGTGTAGACCTTGGCACGGCAACATCATCAACTATTGAGTTTACAAACCTTATCGTTAATGGGCCTGTTGGCGCGTTCGGCATATCAGGCTTAGCCAACAGCGGAAACGTCCCGGTTGGCCGCTTAGCCATGGTTAACGCCAGTGAATTTGGTGGCGGATTAACCCCGCTTCAAAATATTACAAACAAAGATGTTCGATGGTTATTTAATGGCAATAGCCCAATTGGCGACACGATCGAAGACAGCCTTTTGTCACTGAACAACAATGCCACAGAGACGGTGATAGCTGTGGTTAATACTCCTGTTAAAGTTGCGGGCACGTTTGTTACAGAGAGAGAGTCTTTATTTACCAGCGATGCATCTGGAACAGTTACCTATATTGGTGAGCGAGACGTGGTTATCCCTGTTGATATAGCTGCAACATTGCGCTCAGCTTCAGGCACAAACAAGGATGTGACTTTGTACCTGGCATTAAACGGCACAGTGATTGCCAATAGCGCCAAAGGGAATAGGGTCGGCGTTACTGATCCAAGAAGCATCTCAGTTCCATGGCAATTATCCCTATCAGAAAATGACTTTTTAGATATTTTTGCAGAAAATAATTCTGACGCAATCAACTTGGTCATAATTGATGCAGTATTGAGGGTTAGGTAATGGCTGAACTGGTAATGGTTAACAGCGAGCAAAGTGCTGTTGCTGATTCAATAGAGGTGTTTTATACCTCTCCATCATCTGGCTCAGGAACTCGTGTAACTGCATTCACGGCCACTAACGACACATCATCAAGCAAGACGTACAAAGGCTATATTTACGATGTAAGTGGTGACGCCAAAGTGGCGCTTATACCTCAAAAAATTATAGTGCCTGATCGTTTTGACCTTGGAGCGCCTATTGTGGGCCAGATCATACCGCCAGGAGGTACGCTCAGAATGGAAAGCAGTGACGCTGCATCAATAGCTTTTCGTGTGACGGGTAACGAGCTTTGATACTTGTGTACACAACGAACATGGAATTGATCACTAAATTTATGATGATTCCAGAGATTTTAGAGCGAGCCAGGGAAGACGGGGCAACAATAAGCCCTGTATTTACTTGTGGCGATAGAGAGGGTTGGTTAGTTGCCATGAAAGGTGGTGAGGTGATTGCTGCCATCAATCTGCATTTAGAGTCTGGAATAATGGCTCAGTTTCACCCTTACTTTTTAAGCGCTCACTCAAGGGAGGCGTCAAAGATTGTTAAGCTGTTTCTGATTTGGTTTAGGGATGAGATGCCGATAGAGATAACCAAGCTCATTGCCTTCATACCTACATATGCCGCAGGAGTGTACAGGGCTGCATTAAGGCTTGGATTCACCCACGAAGGCACAAACAGGGCTTGCTTCCAAAAGAATGGTATAATTTACGATATGAATCTGGTCGGAATAATCAGAGAGGAAATAAAATGGCAAAGCTAGTAAATGATGTTGTCTCACTTGGCTCCCTCGGGCTTGTTAAAGATGTAACTGGAAGCAAAGAGGCAGGCAAGGCTGCAGAGGCGGCCTCGGCGGCACAGGTTGGTGCTGCACAAGCAGGTATTGCTGAGCAGCGGCGCCAGTTTGATATATCTCAGGAAAATCTACAGCCGTTTCAAGAGGCTGGCGTTGGTGCTTTAGGGCAGCAGCAGGCCTTGCTTGGCCTATCTGGTGTAGAGGCTCAAGAGCAGGCTTTTGCCGGGCTAACTGAATCTCCTGGCCAGCAGTTCTTGCGACAGCGACAAGAGAAGGCTTTACTGCGCAACGCTTCAGCAACAGGCGGCTTAGGCGGCGGCAATGTTTTGACAGCACTACAGCAGCAGGCAATGGGTTTTGCTCAGCAAGATATTCAAAATCAGTTTGGGCGCCTTGGTCAGTTGGCCGGTCAAGGCCAGCAAGCTACAACCAATGTGGCTCAGTTAGGCGGTCAAACAGCTTCAAACATAGCTAACCTACAAGGCCAGGCAGGAGCAGCAAGAGCTTCTGGCATACTTGGCCCAGCTCAGGCAAACGCAGCCGCTACGGGCCAAGTTTTACAGTTAGGCGGTCAAGTCGCTGGCGCATTTGCAGGAGGTGCATAACATGGCTCAATTAGTAACGGCAGATCCAAGATCATTAGTGGCCCCATTATCGCAATTGGGCGCAGGGTTTGCTCAAGGGCAGCAGATAGGCGCTAATTTTAATAATCGTAGGGCGTTAGCTGCAGCTCAGCAGCAGAAGCAATCACAACTTGGATTTCAGCAGCAGGCTTTAGCGGGCAATAAAGAGGCATTAGGGCAAATAAACGACCCTCAATCTGCACGACAAATACAGTCATTTCTCGCCGCTCAAAGTGAAGAGGAAAGGGCTGAGGGTTTGCGCGAGAACGAGGTATTAACCCGTGGCGCACTTGATGCTTTAGCTTTACCGGTTGAGGAGCGTAGAGCGTTCGTTACTCGTCAGGTTGCTAAACTGAAAGGAGAAGGCCGCGACACCTCAAGAACAGAGTCTTTACTGGCCCTGCCTGATGATCAGTTTAACCAGGGCTTAGAGGTTCAGGGTCGTCAAGGTTTGGCTATACAGGATATTGCTAAGCAGCAGTTTCCTGCGCCATTAACTGCTGCCCAGTCGCAAACTTTAGACATTAAAAACGCAACTCTTGATATTCGCAAAGAAGAAAACGAAACAAGAAAGCTTGAGCAGCAATTGAAGCGCGAAGATAACGAATTGAAGCGTGAAGATTTGAAGCTAAAGATTGGCGAGCGCAAAGATAAAATTGAAAAGAATAAGCGTGATGTAGTGGAAGGGATGCAAGCTAGCGTTGATCAAATACAGTCAACTCTAGACACTATTGACCGAGTAAGAAATCATCCAGGGTTAGAATCTGCTACTGGTGTGTTTTCTGTCGCTCCTACATTTGCCGGATCAGATGCTGCAAACTTTGAGGCTCAAATTGAAACACTACAAAGTCAGCAATTCTTATCTGCAGTGAGTCAGATGAAAGGAATGGGCGCCCTGTCTGAAAATGAAGGTAAAAAACTTGCTTCATCTATTGGTGCGCTGAACCTCAATATGAGCGACAAGGCAATGAAAGATGAGCTTGATCGTATTTTTGAAGTGACAACAAAGGCCAAGGCAAGAATGGCGGCCCGCATACCTAAAGCAGAGCCTGAAGCCGAGCAAACCCAGCAGGTCAATGAAGGCCAAACAGCTACAAACCCGCAAACAGGTGAGACAGTAATAATGAGAGGTGGCCAATGGCAAGCCCTATAGGATTACCGGCAGGATTTGTAATTGATACTCCTGCTGCACCGCAAGCTACACCCCAAGCATTGCCGCAAGGGTTTGTGATTGATCAAGCCCCTACGCCTGGATCATTAACGCAAGAGCAGTTCTCTGCTCGGTTTGGCGACATTCCAGATATTGAGGGATTAATCGCGCCCGTAGCACCCAAGCCATCCACCACTATAGGTGAGCAAATCGTTGGTGCTGGCGAAGCTGCCTTGACTGTAGGAACTGGCATTACAGGCGGAACAATTGGCGCTCTTGGCGGAACTCTAAAAGGCGTGATTGATGAGATTCGCGCAGGTGAATTTGGCACAAGCGAGGCAGCAAACAGGATTGCAGATAAGGCTGCAGACCTTATGCAAGAGCTTACATTCGCCCCAAGAACTGAGGCTGGCCAAGATATAGTAAAGGCAATTGGCGAGGCTGGCGAAGCGTTGGCACCTCTATCTGGTCTTGGAGGTCAGGTTGCGCAACTTGGTCAAGCTACAAAAGCCGCTATTCCAGGCATTAAGGCTCAGGCCGCGCTAGCAGGGAAAGCGCCGGCAGTCGTTGGTGGCAAGGAGGTGGCGACCGCAATATTTAAGCATCAAAGCCCTTTAAAGCAGCGCATTGCTAAACTAATAGAGCAAGGCTCTACTGATGTTGAGACTGCAAAGTTTGAGCTGCAAAAGCCCAGGGTAACTATTCGCCCAAGCGATACACCTGCACTCGAAGCTTCATTAAGTCCTTTTGGTAAACTTAAATCATTCCTTGATGCTGAAGGGCCAAAGGTTCGCACTGATTCGATAGCAGTGGAGGCAATCAAGCAGGGATTTGATGAGGGTGTGATTGCAGCTGTAAAAGGATCAACTCAGACCGATAAGTCAAAGATGCTTAAAATGGTTAACATCATGGAAGCAGGCAAAAAGAATAGACGGTTTGCCGCTGAAAATCGCCCCAGTGATGTAGCTGGTGATTCATTAATGGATCGCTTCAGGGTTATCAGGAGTGCCAATAAAAGCGCAGGCGTTAAGATAGGCAATGCGTCAAAGGCCTTAGAAGGAAAAGAGATTGATTTATCTAATGCAACCAATGGTTTTGCTCAGAGCCTTGATGACTTAGGTGTGAGACTGGTCAGGGATAGCAAAGGCGCATTGAAGCCTGATTTTGAATTGTCTCAGTTAAGCCCTGGTGATCGCGGCCCACTTAAAGAAGTTATCCGTCAAATGAATATCAGGGGTCGTGACGGTTCAATTGATGGCCTAACAGCTCACAAAATGAAAAAGATCATCGACAATAATGTGACGTTTGGCAAGGTTAAGACCGGAATCAGTGGTGATGCTGAGAGGGCTTTAAAGGGCTTCAGAAGCGATATAAACAAATCGCTTGGTGAAACCTTCCCTGAATATGGGAAGCAAAATAAAATCTATTCAGAGACGATAGACGTGCTCGATACCTTTCAGGATATTGCAGGGAAAAAGCTAAATCTGCTTGGTGACAATGTTGATAAATCTGTTGGCACGCTAATGCGCGGGCTTCTAAGCAACAACAAAACAAGAATACGCCTACTTGATTCAGTTAAAGAAATAGAGGCTGCAGCAGCAAAGCATGGCGCCGGTGACAAGTTACTACTTACTGGTAAAGGTTTAGGTAAAGACGATTTGCTAAATCAAATATTATTTGTTGACGAGTTAGACGCTAGATTTGGGCCGGTTGCCAGAACATCATTAGCTGGCGAGGTTGGCAAGGAAATCAAGCGAGGCGCACAAACTGCAAGAGGCGGCTTATTTGATATCGCTGTAGATATTGGCGCAAAAGGTGTTGAAAAGGCCAGAGGCATAAATGATCAGGCTGCTTTCAAGTCAATTAAAGAATTACTGAAAAAAGGGTCTAAATAATGTCACGTTTCATTCCACCATACGCAGACGTAGGAAAAGGCATTACGCCATCTGATGGGGCAAAGTACTGGTTCTTTGAGTCAGGCACCAGCACACCAAAAAACACTTATTCAGACGAGGCGCTAACTACGCCAAACGCTAACCCTGTTATCTCTGATAGCAATGGTGTGTTTCCTGCAATATGGCTTGAGTCTGGCAAGTATAAAAATAGGCTTACCGATAAAAATGACGTTCAGTCGCGCCCTGATGCTGACCCGATAGAGGCAACAGCCTTTGCTTCTGACTCCTTGCAGAATATAGACAGCATAACGGCATTAAAGGTTTTTGAGCCTGCTCTAGACGGACACCAAATAAGCTTGCTCGGCCATACAAACCCAGGTATAGGCGGCGGCGCTTTCTACTATGACGCCAGCGACACAACAAGCGCCGACAATAACGGCACTATAATCGTTACCTCTGGCGGTAAGCGCTGGAAGAGGCAGGATAAAGGGTTTATTTCTCCAGCAGATTTCGGCGTTATTGGCAGTGGTGACGAAACCGCCAGCCTGCTTGCGGCACTAACTTACGCGTCCGCAAATACTGTAGGGCTGATTGGACCGCCTTCGCTTACTGTTACCATTACTGCATGGACTCAGCAGGATTTCTCCTATGTAAATATAAGTGGCGGCTTTAGCATTAAAGGATCGACTTCCAATAGCTTTATTAAAGCTGCGCCTACATTAATCATTAAGGACATAGTGTTTAGTGATTTTATTGACGTAGTGCAGCGCTCATCAATCACAGACTCGGCCATTAATCTTCTGGACCTTGAAATAACCGGCTGCGAATTTAGTAATATTGAGCGGTGCGCGCACCTTAGGGCGACTGAAGATGCCGCAGATTATGTCGGAGCAAATGTTACCCTAAAAAACAATAAAGTAACTTCTTGCGGGTCTGGATTTACGATTGGTTATCCTATCAATAACTATGACATCAAAGGAAACAACTTTAAAACTATTGGCGGCGCTCTAACTCCTTCCAGCAATGACGTTGTATGCATAGAGATTGGCCAAGATACACAGCTAGACGCACAGGAAAACCAGGATCAGGGTGGCGGCGAGGTATCAGGAAATATTGCTGATGGCATATCTAACACAACAGGCGGGGAAACAACGTTTATACAGGTGTTTGGATCGGATCTTACTGTAAACGGCAATACAGGAAAAAACCTAACATCAATAGCCGCACTTAATACTGAAGGCATTTATGTCAAAGGTAAGCGGTGCAAAGTCACCAATAACAGCCTTGTTGACTGTGGCGACAATGAAGGATCAATAAAGTTTAAAGGTGTTCCAGAGGCTGCTGTATTTACCCCTCCAGCTGGAAGAATTATAACTAGAGATAATATTGTTAGCGGCAATGTTGTTGAGTTCACAGGCACAAGCACAAAAACAAGAATTGGAATAGCGGCAGTTACTGGCAACCTGTCCGTGTTTGGCAATCGCGTAATAAACGCTAATGCACGAGGCATATTAATTGGCGAAAACTCGGACGATGGGTTTGGGGATAATGTTGAGGTGTTTGGAAATACTATTGTTTCACAAAACAGCTTCAATACAACGTCTTACGGGATACTTGTTAACGCAGGGACAAACGTAAAAGTTAATAATAATATTGTTGATATTGACGGGCAATACGCTGGGTCAGTATATGGAATTAGAGCAATAAACTCTGGTTTTGTTGAGGGTCGTAACTTCCAGGTTAATGACAACACTATTAGCATGTTATTGGCTTCAGATATTTCCGGCGACTCTTCAAATATCAGGGGCGTTGTAATTGAGCAGGCGTCAGCATTTAAAGTTCGAGATTATACTGTAAACGGCAATAAGTTTGATATCAATGCAAGCACTAAGAATGTGCGCTGTATCTCTGTCACAAGCTCAACAGCTATTGCGGAGTATGTCACAGCAAAGAATAATGAGAACTTATCGTCGTCGTCGTCCGGCACGTTTAACGACATAGTTTTTGGCAGTGGCGCAAGCCCTTCAATAAATAAACTTGTTACCGATAATCTTAACTTTACATCCAGTACTAATTCTTACACAACTACTGATTTAAACGATATTTCAGACGAGGCAAACACAATGAATAAAATAGAGGGTAGAGAAGTTTTCAACACCTCTACTAATAGGCCTGTGTACGCTACTGATGCCGCCGCTGCTGGAACATGGGTTTTCAGTGATGGAACGTTAGCGCATACACCTGTGTAGGCGGAAATATACAGCCAAAGCCCTCAGTCCTGCAAATCGCAACGGCTGAGGCTTTTTATCCTCTTTAACTTCAATCCTC